AGAGCCTCCGGGCAGAAAGTCATCTATAACACCTATCCATTCCAGAAAGACAGAGCAAATGTCAATACTTGTGGTAGGCATTCAGTTGTAAGGTGCTTGTATGCTCCCGACACCCTCAAGAAGTATAAGGCGGTGATGGACTCAAGTGGTATGTCTCCAGATGACTTTGTATCGGCACTGACCGCACCAAAGATAGGAAGGTAAATAATATTCCTTGTAGGTATATAGAATGATGGCTCGGTTCAGTCAGAGTAGCAGTGTAGAAACGGTGGGCGACTCAAGAGACCCCGATATTCTATACTACAACGCAACCATCGTCAATAACACGACTGACGACACGAAGGGAGGACAAGCAACCCTTGACCCTCCAGTCCGCTTCAACGAGACTCGTGATACTGCTCTTATCCGTGATGCGAGTAGATATCAGTTTTCTATTATCCGTTTTATCCTAAATGGAGGCAACAAGGACTTACCTCTATTTATTCCACAGATACAATCTGGAACGGGTCAGACCGACCCTAACCTTACAGAGTATGGTGTTGGTATTACGGCAAACCTAAGTCAGATAGGAACAACGCCTACAAACTGGGCGTGTGCTCCTCCGCTTACTTATGTGATGTATTCTCCCGAGACAGTCAATCCTATCTTAGCCCCAGTGCCTCTTCCACCTTCTTCACCTAACTACATTGGTATTTACAACCTATCAACCCTATACAAACCGGGTCAGATTGTCTATTATAATACAGATGAGAAGTATTATCAGTATAATGGTCCCCTATTCAATAACGCCAATCCACCAGTTCAGTTAAATCCAACGATTACCACCCCACCAACTCCGGCACCAACAAACGGCCTTTACTGGACTCTTGTCTCAAGCGAACTTGGTCGTCCTCAGAACCTTTCAACGAAGTATTACTGGGTCTATACTTATGACTGGTGGCTGACACTCGTGAATAAGGCGTTTGATGATGCGAACTTAGCCGTTTATCAGACTTATACTGGAACAATCCCGGGCAACCCCGCACCCGCTGGGTCTCCAGCCTTTGCGACCTTTGCCGTATGGAAGCAGTCATATCCTTCCCCTCAGATGGTCTATGACCCTTCAAGCCTCTTGTTTTCTCTTATAACGCCGACCGTTTATAACGCTTACCCTACGACTGGAACACCCGCTAAGTTTCAAGTATATTTCAATGTGAATATGGAAGGCCTCTTCTCTAACTTCCCTAATAACTACTATAATGACGGTGTAGGCATTCCCTTCGCCTATGCTCCACCTACGGCAATCGTAGTTCCCGATGGATATGCGAATGCTATTCTTGTCTATCCAACTGGAGGAAGCCTTCTTGCCCTCAATGTAATAACAAACGCATCACTTCCAGTGCCTAACACGGCTCCGGCGTATGTAGGAAACTGGTTCAAGATGACACAGAACTTCTTATCTACGAGCACTCTCTGGTCTCCGATTGACTCCATTGTTTTTACCTCAGCCCAACTTCCAGTCCAGAATGAGGCAACTGCCCCTCCGAATATCCTCGGTGCTAAGAACACGGGTATATCGTCGGCGACTAGTAAGTCTGCCTTCACCCCGGTCATTACAGATGTGGCTCTGGATTTATCTTCTGACCCTTCTGGCTACAGAAAGATGATTTACTACGCCCCTTCGGCAGAGTATAGAATGTGCGACTTCCAGAACTCTAAGTTTGACATCCGCAACATTGATGTTCAAGTCTATTGGAGAAATCGTCTGGATAATCAACTCTACCCGGTTTCTATGTTTAATCTCTCCAGCGTTTCCATTAAGATAATGTTCCGCAAGAAGGGCTATATGTCTAAGTCCCAGAGTTATTAGACTACGGTTCTCCCCCAACAACTCAAAACGAGCAACAATGTCTGCCCGTTTTTATTTGTTTTGACATAGTATAAGATGAGTGCTGACATCCAGAAGGAGGCCGTTTTTGATGACCGCATCGTTCAGAGTCGCCCCCGCTATGCCGTTGAGAAGGGTGCTCTTTCTCTAACCAATGCTCCCTTTAACGCAATCGCTGCGACATCCTCCCAGATGACCTTCAATGTATATGTTCCTTCCGAGAATGTGTTCGTTGATAGAGCCCTCCGGTGGTCGGCTACGGGTCGTTTCCAGATGTTGGTGACTCCTCAAGCAACTCCCCCTACGGCTGGAGACCCCATCGTAGTTCCCGGCACAGACCTTGCGTGTTCGTCCTTTCCCCTCAACTATCTATGCCAGACGATGACGGCTACGATTAACGACACGACGGCGGTGATTAACTCGCAAGATGTTCTCCTTGAGGTTCTCCGTCTAACGGATTACAAGAAGAACTTGCTCCAGAGAACTTGCCCGACAATGCTTGATAAGTATCAGTCTAACTACCTCGCTTCGCAGTCAGTGAATAGCCCCCTCAATGGCTATTCGGAAGCCGTCAATGACGATGTAGTGCCTAACGGTGCCTTCCTCGGCTTCAACTTCACAGATGCGAACGGCACTCCTCTCGTAGGCACGGCCTCTCCGGCCTATGCGGGTGCGACCTACGATATGAAGAACGGTGTCCCCACTTGGCAGACGGGCAATCTTGGTGCTCAGACAATCTACTTCTCAATCACGAGCACTGAGAAACTCGTTCTCTCTCCCTTCGTCTTTGCGGATGACCAAGAGTGCGATACGGGTCTCTTCGGCATCAACAACATCCAGTTAGTGATGAACTTCAAGTCGCCCGGTGCGGGTGGCTCCCTTCGTGTCCTTAAGACCCTTGGCGACCAAGGCACGAACAATGTAATCAGCAATGTAGTTTTCAACTCGGGTGCCTCTGGTGGTGTGTGGGCGAGTCCAACGCTGAATGTCCAGTTCCTCACGCCTTCTCTTGATGTTCCTCTTCCTCCTAAGTCGGTCGTGCCCTATATGGAGTTCCCCCGTTATATCACGCAGTCTCAGAACGGCTCAATCAATGCGTATGCCTCACCCAACGGCTACTCGGCTCAACTCCAGTCCCAGACGATTACGCTTCCCCAGATTCCAGACCTTCTCATCATCTATGTCAAGGCCACGCAAGTCTCTGGAGGCACTCCCGGTGTTGCCGACCCACTTGACCCTTCATACTGTGATGCCTATCTCCCTATTGCCTCTCAGTTCAACTCATCAGTCAAGAACCCTCTCTCAATCAACTTTGACAACTTCTCTGGTCTCCTCTCGTCCCACACTACGGAGGAACTCTACCAGATGTCAGTCAGCAACGGTCTTGAGATGGACTGGAACCAGTGGTCTGGCCTTGCTCGTAGCACTCCCACCGTTCCCGCTTCAACGGCTGATGCTACATCATATCCCGGATACGAGACGGGTTCGTGGAGACCTCTCTCTGGTGGCTTCCTTGTCCTCAAGCCCTCAAAGGACATTACGCTCCAGTCCGGCCAAGCCCCTTCACTTGTCGGCAACTTCACGCTCCAGTTCAATCTCCAAGTCGTCAATACATACCCCTTTGCGGTTCAGCCAACGCTCTATGTCATTACGGCGAACAGTGGCTTCTTTGAGTCAATCCGTGGCTCATCCCGTATCATCAAGGGTGTTCTCTCCGAGCAAGACATCATCTCAGCCCCCGTTGCGTCCGCTCAGACACACGAGGGTCTCCGCCGTCTTGTTGGAGGCAAAATCTCATTCGGCTCTCTTGCGAATGTGTTTAACAAGGCTAAGGAAGTCTATGAGAAGACGAAGCCCGTTGTATCAGCCATCAAGAACGCACTCCCCTCTGAGGGCTATGCGGGTAAGGCCAAGAGTGTTCTCGGCACGGTAGGCTACGGCACGGGTGCGGGTAAGAAGGGTCTATCTGCCCGGCTAATGATGAACCAGTAAGCGGGGTAAGCGGGTGTAAGCGTTTCCGATAATATAATCTCTATCCATTAAATGGATAAAGTTTATCTTCTTAGAGTATAGAATGAGTAATGTCGCATCGCTCGGCGTTGTTGGACAGACACCACTAACTGGCGTTGTTGGACTAAAATCCCTATCTCCGTATCTGTCTCTAGGCACAACCGGTCAGAATATAGAAATAAACCAAATCCCTTCTGGTTTTACATCAATCGGTTCTGGGAGTAATGTAATAACTGGCGGTGCGGTTGTTCTTGCGTCTGGTAATAGCAACTTGACAATCGCAACAGACAACCTTGCTAATACGATTACATTTACTACCACTGGAGGAACAACTGGCGGAGTGAGTTCATTATCTGGTGGAACCTCTGGATTAACTGGAGCGGTTGTGTTGGCTGGTTCTGGTAATACAACGGTGAGCCAGTCTGGTCAGACAATCACAGTCAGTTCAACTGGAGGAGGGTCATCTGTGATTGCGACACCTACACCCTTACCTAGTGGATATAGTGGAGAGGAGG